GCTTGTTAGTGTGTTCGTGTTTTGCTTAAAATAAGCGTCTAACGTGTTAAACTCGTCTTCGGTTAAACACTTCGGTTTTGCGTATGGAAATAGTTTGTTTAACTTTTCTTTTCGTTCGTCACATCCGCAGTCTTCACCTGCTACAAATTTAACAAGTTTATCAATTCCTGTTGCTTTTGTAATTTTCGCTACTGTGTCTCCTAATCCTTTACTTTCAGTTTTCATTTTTTCTTTTTTATTAGTTCGTAATCTTGGTTTATAAAATCTTGGTAATCTTCCCCTACATTATTCTTAATTCGTCTTTTACAAGTTTTAACAGTGTTAAATATACTTGTTACACTTATGTTTGTTTCTGCACTTATTTGTCTTAAACTTTTATTCGTGTTTTTGTAAAGTTCAAATAATTGCTTGTCGTACCAATGCCAACTTTCACATTCTAAATCTACGTTATTTAACAGGTCGTTGTAAGCTTCGTTTTCTTCGGTATTGTTTTCTTCTGCTAAATTATAAACATCGTCTAAAGGTATAAATTTGATTTTGTTGTTTTTGTTCACGTGCTGAAGGAAAGTGTTTTTTAAAGCTAACCACATATAACCTTTGCTTATGTTTCCGTCTTTGAATAGTTTTTCTTCGCTGCTCCATTTCATTAACATAATATAAGTTTCTTGCACTATGTCTTCAGCAAAAAAATATTCGCCAAATTGGTTAACCATTTTAACCCATTCGTTATGGTGTTTTGCAACCTTTGTTAACCATTCCAAATTTTCATTGTTTAGATATTAAGCAAATGTATGATTAAATTTTCAACAATAAACAAACGAATTTATTAACAATTAGTTGTGTAAAACAAAAAAAGCGCAAACAATTAAGTCTGCGCCTACCTTTTTAACTTGAAAATTTTATTTATTTACGAAGCAATCTATTTTTTTAAGTGTTGATAGTGAAACGTCTTTGCCTTCTAAAAAGTTTGTAAGCTGGAAAAAGTGAAATTTACTTCCTTTCTCCTGTATCTTTTTAACTATGCTGTTTCGTGTTTTAAACGCTAAAAGTTTCTTTACTTCAGTTCGTAACTGCTCGTCTTGTATGTACATATCAAAACGGTAAGTCATCGTTATCGAAATTGCTTTCGTGTATAATTACTTGCTTTAAAGTACCGTTAATTTGTGGCTCATTTCTTTGTATTTGTGGCTCACTTTTTACAAATGGTTCACTAAATGAAGCCGACATAAATTTAACTCCTTTTGCTGAAGTCTTTAGCCATAACGCTACTTCCATTTCTTTACCGTTTACGTTTACTTTTCCCTTGTAGTCTGGATGGTTTTCCGCTTTTTTGTTGTCGTTCTTAAAAATTGCACCTGTGTTGTTTCTTGTTTCCATTTTTATTTATTTAGATTGTTTGTATTCGTGTTTAAGTCGCTCCAAGTAAAGAACGAAATCCATTGCTTCTTCTTGTGCGTGTTGTAACCATTCTAACGTTGTTAAATCAGTTCGTTCTAACGTTGTCTTATATTTCTTTATTCCTATTTCCGAACGTTCTTTAAAACGTGCCATAACGTTTAAAACGTTTTTGTCTTGTATTTGTATGTTCATATCAACCAATTAAATAAATTGTAAATACCAACGGCAGCAAAACCATAAATTGCTATCCAAATAATAATTGCTATTGTTTTTTCTTTCATATTTTTACGTTGTTTTCGTTTATAAATTCGTTTAGTTTTTTCCTTACTTCAAACATTTCTTCTTTGCCGTTGTACTTGTATTCGCTTCTTAACCAATTGTCAAACTCTGTAAGTGCTGAATAATAATTAATTCCGTTGGTTGCAAAGTCAAAATCTTCTTTGTCTTCAGGCAAGTTAAATTCAAGTGTTGCTTTCATATTGTTTCAATTAAATTATTAAAATAAATTCTTGCTTGTTCAACTTTGTTTTGTATTTCCCAAATTACTGTTTCGTCACGTTCAATTTTAAATACTTTTACTTTCGTGTTTTTGGGCAAATGGTCGAAGTTATGTTTCTTTTCTACGTACTCCCTAATTTCTGCGTCTTCGTCAATTTTAAATTGTTTCCAGTGTTCACGTCTAATTTCGTCTTCAACTATTTCTAAAGGTGTGTTTACTAAACAATAACATAGCAACGCTTCGGTTTTGCCCGTTAACCACATATAACCTTGAAGCTGAAAAAAGTACGCAGGTGTCGGTATTTCATCGTCAAAGAACGGAAACGTGTGTGCTTCGTAACTGCATTTAATATCAAGTAAAATTTCATTCGTGTTTACGTCCGGTGTTCCTGTTATCCATTCGTTGTTAAAATGTTCTTCGTTCTTAAAAATAAACCCTAAACCTAAAACATCGTTTACCAAAGTAATGGCTTCGTCTTCGCATTGTAAACCCTTGTCCGTGTAACGTGAACTAAATTCTTTTTTAATGCCAAATTTATGTTCTAAAACAAGTTCTTGGATGTAACTCTTTGCCGTTTGGCTTAACACTTCGGTCTTGTTGCGTGGAGCGGTCATTAACCGCCCCAATGCTGAACAACGTATTTTCATACTTCTAAAGTTTTTAATTGTGCAGGTGTTAAAGAATAAGTTGCAATTAATTGCTCGGTTGTAAATTCTCCTTTACCTATTGCGTCAATAGCTTTTTGAAAACGCTCGTTTGTTATCGTTGGTTTTTTTGCTTCGTGTTTTATTTGTTCTCCAGAAGCGTCCGTGTCTTTGTCCGTCACAATACCCAAAATTGAACTCAAACAATACCTACGAAAATAAGTGCAACCGCTTCCGAAACTTTGGTATAAATTCATTTGCTTCAATTCAACCTGTGGAATAAGCGTTGAACTTTCCATACTTTCACCGCTTTCAACGTGAAATAAAATAGTCGCTAAATAGTTTTCGCCATCCCGTGAATTAAGAAGTTGAGTAAATCCAAGTCCGTTTTTCTTTAGTAGCGGATTAATTACTTCTAAAATTTTTGGTAAGTCTGCGTAAGTGTAGCCGTAACCTTGTGTTGCTTTGTGAATTACTGGAACTTCTTGTTGGAAGTCTGCTAATGCTTTAAATAAATGTTTCATAGTTAATTAGTTTAAGTTAATAATTAGATGCAAATATAAGAATAGTTATTTAATAAACAACTATTTTTAATAAATATTTTCAAAAAAAATTGTAATCGGTAATAAAATACCTTTGCTTGTGTCGTTGTCGCCACCTAAAACGTCCCTGTTTGTGCCTATCCATTTACGGCAATGTTCTTTTAATTTTTCCGTTTTTATAATTACACAATGAACATCGCTGAACCAAAAACAATAATAGTCGGCTTCGCTTGTTGCTATTCCTGAAGGTTTATTTCTGCTTTCATATTCTACAAAAACGTTTTTAGTTTCTAAACATCGGAAGTCTCGTTTAACTTCTATTTTTTTATTCAGTAATTCGCCTAATTGGTTTTCAAATGTTTGCCCTACTTCTAAATCGTGTTTAAAGTCGTTGTTGTATTTCATTTTAATTTATTTTTATAAATTTCTATTATTTCTTTTAGTTCGTCTTTTGTCCATTTCTTAACTTCGTGTGCTTTGCCCTGAAGTTCCATTAATCTTTGCGCTCCTATTCGTTCTTTTATGCCTATTTGATAGTTTAACAAGTTACCGCTTAAATAAGTATTACAGGCTTCGCATTGAAGGTGTACGTTGTCTTCGTCAAATCTTACGTTTGAGTGTCCACCTTGTGAATAGTAGTGTCCTGCGTTTTCTTTTTTGCACGGTTTGTTGCAACTTATACAATTTAAACCGTTGTCACGAACACGAATAAATTTATTAAATACTTGTTGAGCAATTTTTAAATAGTCGTTTGCTGTTTTTAAATCTTCAACTAACTTCTTTTTTTTCTTGTTCCATTCCTTTAACTTTTGTATTTCAACCATTGCTTTTATACATTCGTTTTTTAAACAAAACTTTTGTAGTGTGTTGAACGGTGTAAATTCTTCTTTGCAGTTAAAACATTTCTTCGTTGTCTTCATAATCAAAAATTGATGTTTGGTTTGTGTTTGATTTTTGTATTATACCTAATGCAGTTTTAAGTATTGTTTTTCCTGCTTCATAATCTACTAAATTACGCGCCATTTTTGTCACAGGTTGATTGCCTTTATATTGTCTAAAATCGTAATTATGA